TGGCAACCGTGGCATGAAGGTCATAGGGCTTTGTTTGAGCGCTCTATAGCCAAGACTGGTCAAGTAGTTATTCAAATTCGTGACTGTCAGGGCTGGCAAGGATCTAACCCTTTTGCTATAGAACAGGTAAAATCATATATAAAGCGTGATTTAGACCCATTGTTTCAAGGGCAATACGAAATTCAAGTTGTACCAAATATCGTAAATATCACCTATGGAAGAGATGTAGGGTACAAGATTGAACAAGAAACGTTTGATAAGTCAGTAACTGATATCAGCGCCACTAAAATCCGCAAGGAAATGGGTATTAAATAATGTTTGGAATAACCGCATTCGCTCAGTCACCATTTGCCGCATTAGGCGGTACGGTCTATTCACGGAATTTGACTGAGAGTGTTGCGGCTACTGACGCAGTTTTAGGCGCTCTTGCAACTCAAAACGCTGTAACCGAAACTGCAGCAGCCACTGATGCTGTATCAACAACCCAAGCTCTTGCGGTATCTATTGCAGAGACCAGCGCAGCTACTGATGCCTATGCTAACGTATTAAACTCTGTAAACTTTATTACAGAGAGTGTTGTAGCTACAGAAACAACAGATCAGCTTACCGGTAAATTTGTATACCTTACTGAGTCTGTAGCGGCTACAGATAGTGTATTAGTTAATGCAAGTACATTTAATGCTGCAGTTCCAGAAACATCAGCGGTAATTGATACAGTAAGTTCTACTGGCGCTATTTTAAGCTCCGTTATAACAGAGTCTGCAGCGGCTACAGCTACCCAAGTATCTGCACAAACAATTGTTGGATTAATTGCTGAGTCCACAACTCCAGGCGATTTATATACAAATACCTTAAGATTAGTTACCGCAATCAATGAATCTGCCGCTGCAACAGATATTGTTAATAGCACTTATATTGGATATGTTGCCGTAACAGAATCTTCTGCGGCAACAGCTACGCAAACCCAGCAATATTTAGTTAATGTATTTGTTACTGAAAGCTCTGCAGCAACAGCCACAATGTCTGCTGGTTTAAATTATCTAGTAAATGTAGCTGAGTCTATTGCCGCCACAGATACTCAAACTTATACAGTAGATGCAACAGCTACCCCAACTGGCGTTTTACTGACAATTAGCTTAACAAATGTTAACGTATGGGGCGAGATAAATGATGGATCAAGCCCAAATTGGGTACAAATTAAAGATTAGGAGCATTAAATGTCAACATATTCAACTTCTTTGGGATTAGAGGAAATCACTCCAGGAGACCAAGCGGGTCTTTGGGGTAATACAACTAATACAAACTTAAGCCTTATTGACCAAGCTATTGCTGGCGTAACACCTGTTAGTTTAGGTTCGGCTTCTGGGTCTACTTATGTATTGACATATTACAACGGTGCTGTAGATGAATCTCGATCTGCTGTTATTAAGGTAACTGGTACAGCTACTGGCCCAAACATTATTCAGATCCCAGCAGTTCAAAAGCTATATGTATTTAGGAATAACTCTGGAGATCAAATTACAGTTCAAACTGCAGCGGCAGCAAACACCGTAACATTAAAAGACGGAGAAGCTACGCTAGTATTTTGCGATGGGGCAAATGCTTACTCTGGAATTGCTACTGCGGGCGTTGGTACTATTACTGTTCCTTACGGCGGTACTGGTGCTACTAGTTTTGGCGCTGGATTTATCATATCCCCTGGCGGAACTGGGAATCTAGTATCTGTTCCATATATTCCATTGGATGCATCAAGCGCTGCAGTATCTGGAGTTCTTCCGGTAGCAAACGGCGGAACAGGACAATCTACTCTTGCTTCTGGCTCTATATTAACTGGAAATGGTACAAGTGGTATTGGTTCTATTTCTGCTTCAGCTACACCTGGTTGGGTGCTAACTACAAACGGATCTAGTTGGGCGGCGGCTCCTGCTGGATCTGCACTTTTATCAAGCAATAATACTTGGTCTGGCACTAATGCATTTAATACTGCTCCTACAGTTGGTGGTTATTCTGTTGTGACTACCAATACTCTTTCTGGGTATGCTCCTTTAAATGCTAATAATACGTTTACGGCTACAGGTACTTCTTCTTTTGGTGGATTGTTACAAGCACAGTCATTTCAAGCATTGGGTGCTGGTTCTATTGGAGACCAAAAGTTTACTGTTGCTTACACTAGCGGTGGAACTACTTATAATGGGGGCTTGTCTTCAACAACAGTACAACTTGGAGCGAGTGGTTATGGTGGTACTTATGTACCGGCTGGATCTGGTTATGATTCCTATCCTAATATTGGATTTATAGCTGGCACAGGCGGGGCTAGTTTTTCAATTTCTCATGACCCAAGCCTTACTTTATATGCTGGGGCTTATACTTGTTATAAAGGTGGTTCAAGCACATCTTGGGTAATTTATTCTGATTCCCGAATTAAAAAGAATGTTGTGCCATATACAAAAGGCTTGTCTGAATTAAATCAAATTCAAATAAAAAACTTTGAGTTTAATGGTCTTGGTAATACTGTAAATGGTAAAAAAGGTATTGGTGTTATTGCTGACGAAGTTGAAAAAGTATTGCCTGACAGCGTTACAACAATGCCAACTAAATTACATTCAGAAGATCAAGAAAGAGTAGACCTAAAAACATTTGACAACACTGAAATGATCTATTTGCTAGTTACTTCTGTTCAAGAACTATCTGCCGAATTAGAAGCGCTTAAAGCTAAAGTTGGAACCTAAAGGACTGGTGAAATAAAGTGAACTATGGCAGATCCTTTTGGTTTATCCGAAGGAGCGAAAGCTCTTAGTAAGAGCCTTGATGCAAGTCGAGAGGCTGGTAAAAGCTTAACTAAGAGCATTGAAGGAGTTCAGCAAGACGGTTTAGATGTAGCGCAGAAAATGGCGCAAGAAAGACGTAGAGCAGTTAGAGAAGCAGAACATAAGAAACAAACAGCGTTGATTAAAGCGCTGGAAGATTGGCAGCACAAGAAACAAATTAGTGACCAAGAAGCAAAACTAAAAATAGATTTTGTTAAGAAGTACGGGGCTAAGGAGTGGGAAGCACTGCTAAAGATTAAACTGGATATTGAAAACTTGGAGCGTAAAAACAATGAAGAGTTTCAACATGATCTTAAAGAAGTTAGGCGAGTACAGTTCTATTGCTTTGCGGTGGCTGCGGTCATTGCTTGGTATTTAACGTGGGGATATAAGTTATGAATGAAATAATGAAACACTTACTAACAGGTAAGGATAACTCTACACATGACATTGCAAAATGGGCATGGATGTTAGGGTTTCTACTAGTAGGCGGTGCAGCAATTTACTTAATTTATGCTGGCAAAGAAATCAGTTTAACTGAGCTTGCTGGTGCTTTGGGCATCGTTTCTGGTTCTGGTGCAGCTTCCGTAGCTGGTAAACAAATGGCTGGCGCTGAGCCAGATACACAATAATGTGGAAAAACTTACTCAGTATGGGCATGAGTTTTGTAGGAGGCTCTAGTGTCCAAATTTACATTTATCTTGCTATTGTATTTGGTGGCTTTAGTGCTGGCTTTTATGTGGAACATCTGCGTTTTTCTGCATACGAAACTAGAGTTGAAGCAGCAGGAGCAGCGGCGCAAGCAAAAACGGAGTCAATCCAAAAGCAACACGAAATAGTAACTAAAGGAATATCTGATGAATACGATACAAAAATTGCTAATTTGCGCAATTATTATAAGTCTACAAGCGTGTGGAACAACAATGGTGGCAGCACCGTGTCCGGTCTTTCCGCGGCCCCCAAGTCAGCTGATGTTATCTCCGCCTACAACCAACTTGCTTCAAATTGCTCCCAGACAACCCTAATGCTGGTAGAGCTTCAAAAGTGGATTAATGAACAAATAGGTATCAAATGATTGAAAGTCAGCTAATAGCTTTAGGTATTGATGGTAAGTGGTTAAATCCGCTAAAAGATACTTTTGACAAGTATGATATTTCTACACCAAAAAGACAGGCTGCTTTTATAGGGCAATGTCAGCATGAGTCTAATAACTTCAAGGTTCTTGAGGAAAACTTAGACTACAAACCAGAAGCTTTAATGCGTGTCTGGCCTAGTCGTTTTCCAGATCTACCTATTGCTATGAAATATGCACACAACCCAGAGAAGATCGCTAATAAGGTCTATGGCGGGCGTATGGGTAATGGGGTAGAGGAGACTGGGGAAGGTTGGAAATATCACGGCAGGGGGCTTATACAGCTTACTGGCAAGGAAAACTATGCAAACTGTGGCTCTGGCATTAATATTGATCTTCTTTCTAACCCTAACTTGTTAACCCTACCAGAGTATGCAGCCTTAAGCGCTGGCTGGTTTTGGGGCAAAAGAGGGCTTAATAGCTTGGCAGATAGTCAGGATTATGAAACAATGACTAAGCGAATCAATGGCGGGATTATCGGCTTGGATGATCGCAAAGCTAAAATTGCTAACGCTATTTCCGTATTAGGGTAAACCTGTATGCCATTACAAAAACTACAATTTCGCCCAGGTGTAAACCGAGAAGGCACTAACTACTCTAATGAAGGTGGCTGGTATTCTTGCGATAAAGTACGTTTTCGCTCTGGATTCCCAGAAAAGTTAGGCGGATGGGCTAGGGCATTTCCTGGTCAGTTCTACAAAGGCGTATGTCGCGCCCTAATCAATTGGGTTGACTTAGCTGGTAATAATCTTATTGGTGTAGGAACTCATTTAAAGTACTACATTAATCGAAGCCAATACTATGACATTACCCCAATAATTCATACTTCTGCTGGGTTAAGTAACCCATTCACAACAACTAGTGGTGTTCAAGTTGTTACAGTAACTGATGCTGGATATGCAACTTCTGCTGGGCAGTTTGTTACATTTTCCGGTGCTACTGGATTTAATGGATTATCTGCGGCGCAACTTAATACAGAATTTCAAATCACTAAAGTTGTTAGCTCAACTGTTTATGAAATTACATTGCCAACTGGCGTAACGCCAACTGGAAGTGGTACGGGTGGTGGTACTGTTGGGGCTGCATATCAGATTCCTATTGGTCTTCCAGCAGAAACTACAGGTAACGGTTTTGGTGCTGGTGTATGGAACGGTGTAAACATTGCTACTACTTATCGTGCTACATTAGCTTATACATCCGGGGCAACTCCTTGGATTTTGCTTAATCCTACATCTACAACTATTAATGTAGACAGCACCACAGCATTTCCATCTGCAGGAACTATCATTATTGATGCTGAGGTTATTACTTATACAGGCAAAACAAGCACCAGCTTTACAGGATGCACTCGTGGAACGAATGGTTCTACCGCCGTAAATCATGCTTATCGCCCTGCTGTTGGCACTCCAGCGCCAGTGATCGTATATAGCGTACTTGGATACCTGGGAACAACACAATGGGGATATCCTACCTCTGGAGCCGTTGGTGTAGCAGAGCAATTGCGTTTATGGACTAATGATAACTACGGTCAAAACCTATTAATTTCCCCTCGCGGTGGAGAGATTTATTATTGGATTAATAATACTTCTACATTTGCTAGGGCTGTGCCACTTAGAACTACTGCAGATGATGCTCCTAGATATACAAATCAAGTATTAGTATCAGATGTATCCCGCTTTGTAATTGCTATGGGAGCTACATCTTACGGCGACTCTACTTATACATTTGATCCAATGCTAGTTCGCTGGTCAAATCAAGAAGATCCTAATGTTTGGATTCCAGATATTACTAATCAGGCTGGTGAGCAACGTTTAACTAATGGCTCATATATTATGCAAGCCAAGCGTAATCGTCAAGAGATTCTAATCTGGACTGATTCAGCCCTGTATTCTATGCAGTATCTTGGGCCTCCTTATGTTTGGGGCTTTAACTTGATGATGGATAACATTTCCATTATGAGTCCTAACTCCGCTATTGTAGTTAATAACGTAGCATACTGGATGGGTACAGATAAGTTCTATAGTTACTCTGGTGTAGTCTCAACATTACCATGTTCATTACGTCAGTACATTTATGATGATATTAGCTTTGACCAGCGGTATCAAATTGTCTCTGGATCTAATGAAGGCTTTAATGAAGTCTGGTGGTACTATGTATCTAACGATGAAGTACAGGCAGCCTCACAAGCTGGACGTATTCCAGTAGTAGATCGTTATGTCATCTACAATCATTTAGAACGTATCTGGTATTACGGTAACTTAAGCCGTACTTATTGGCTGGATTCCCCGTTGCAACAATGGCCTTTAGCCGCCGTTGGGGATGAGTTTACTGGTCAAATCCTGTACCATGAGAATGGAGTAGATGATAACTCTACAGCTTCTCCACAGCCGTTTGACTGCTTTATCTCATCCTCAGACTTTGATATTGGTGACGGTCATAACTTTGGATATGTATGGCGCATTATTCCCGACATTAACTTTAGCGGATCTAATAATGGATACCCAACGGCATACTTCCAAGTATCCCCACGGAACTTTCCAGGAACTGGGTTTACTAAATCAGTTGTAGATCCTATTAACAGTACGCAACAGTACTCAAATGCAATTAAAACATATGAAGTTCAAAAGTTTACAGAACAGCTATACACTCGATTGCGTGGTCGTGAATTAACATTTAAGGTTGGATCTGGTGGGCAGTTAGGTGTTAACTGGCAACTTGGATCACCTCGACTAGACATTAAGCCTGACGGACGTAGATAATGGCTGTCAATACTTTACCAGTAACAATACGCCCTACAATTGCGCCTAACTTACCAGTCGCTCCAATAGAGTATCAGAAGCAACATCAAGACCAGTTTGCTAAGGTTATCCAGCTTTACCTTACTCAAAACGATAACAATAGCTCTGCAATTCTGGGTCGTCTTGGCGGTAAATATTTAACATTCCCATATGGTACTTTTTACGATACCACTTTACAGTCTGCTTCCTCAACTTCAGTAGCATACCCAGTTACTTTTAATAGTAATTATGATGCGGAGGATACTTTAGGGGATGGCGTTACCATCAATCCATCCGTTAAGTCTCAGATTCAAATAGATTTTTTTGGTACTTACAACGTACAGACTACGTTAAACTTTCAAAAAACTACCGCTACAGACGGCTATGTTTATACATGGTTTAGGGTTAGTGGCGTTGATGCCCCAGAAACAGCTAGCAAAACCCTTGTAACGGGTCTAACTGGAAGCGTTACAGTATCAAGGAATTATGTGTTTCATATAGATACAGCCACCTATATAGAGGTTGTTTGGGCTACTTCTAGTACAGATATTAAACTAACCCCCGTTGCGGCTACTAGCCCAGTACCAGCAATTCCTTCTGCTATGGTAAGTTTAACCTTTGTTTCAGGCACACATACATGATAAAATCAACCCAAATTGACCTTAAAAGGCATTAATTATGAATCCTACACAACCTGGGATTGCCCCACCACAAACTGATGCCTCACAAGTGCAGACTGGAATGTATCCACAAAGCCAAATGGATAGAACTCAGTTTTCTACGCCTACGCAAATGCCTGTAAGTAAAGAAGTTATTTCTTCTGATTATGATTCTACTATTAGCCCATATACTGGTGATATGCCTAGATTCGCTGGCGGTGGTTTAGATCAGTATCAATATGCTAAGGGTGGTGAAGTAGGAATTAAATCGGCTGCCAAGGAACTTGCACAGTACGGGAGAATGGGCGACACAATAGTTGCTCATATTAACCCACAAGAAGCTCATATGCTGAAGCAAATGGGTGGCTCTGGAACAATTAATCCACATACGGGTTTACCCGAATTTGGTATGTTTGGTATTGGTGGTGGTGGCGGTATTTTAGGTACAGGTATTAACAAAGGTGCTAATGACCCTGTATCCAATGCTCTTTCTAATAATCCTATTTCTCAAGGTATATCTAGCGGAGTTCAGGGTGCAGCTGGAGCGGTTGACAAAGGACTGGTTAGTCTTGATAAATCTATAGGAAAAGTCATTCCTGGTGGTTGGGGAACGTTAGCCGCTACAGCAGCAAGCTTTATTCCAGTTATTGGCCCAGCATTAGCCGTTGGAATTGGTGCATTAAATGGTAGCGGAGTAATGCATAAAGGCGGTCACTTTAATTTACAGGGCGCTGTTATGGGCGGTGCAATGGCTTATGGTATGTCTACTCTGTCGTCAGGACTGCAAATGGCAGGAACAGAATCAGCAATACCAGGCACCGATATTGCCGCAGCAAATGCTTCTCCAGATGCAATTAATAGTTTAAATACATCACAAAATTGGACTGGTGGAACTACTGGAACAGATGTTGTTCCCAATACTCAAGTAAGCACTCCAATGGAAGGAGTTGCCCCAGGTTCACCAAGCCCATCGCCTACACCACAAACTTCTACTCCTATTAGCATAGCTCAACAAACTGGACAAAATATAGCAAATGCTGGACAAGGAATTAAAAACTTAGTTGGCGCTGGTGATGGAACCATAGCAGATGCTGCAAAAGCTTATAGTGCTTCTGGATCCTCTCTTCAAAATACAGCGCTTCCTATCGCCGCTGGAACTATGGGTTTAATGAGTTCAGATGCACAAAGGGCATATGATACCCAAGTAAACGATCAAAATTCAACCGCTAATGCTCAATACAACGCACAAATGGCAGCTATTCAGGATTCTCAAGATAGAGCAAATAGAAATATGCGCGCTCATCCATACCAGTTTGCTGGTGGTGGTGCTATTGCTTTTGGAAATGGTGGTGATGTTCCTCGTTTCTTATCTGGTGGCGGGGATGGTCTAAGCGATAGTATTGACGCTACAATAGATAATAATCAACCAGCTAAACTAGCAGATGGTGAATTCGTAGTAAGTTCAGATGTCGTATCTGGGCTTGGTGGTGGATCCTCTAAAGCAGGAGCCAAGAAACTTTACGCAATGATGGATCGTGTGCGTAAACAAGCGCATGGTACTAAAAAGCAAATTCGCCCAGTAAGTACTAAAGCATTGCCCGCATAAAAGGAAATATTATGGCAACAACAAGTGTAGTCAGCTCCGGCTTAGCAACGATAGCACCAGAACTTAAACCCTATTACACGGGTACTGGTACTGCTGCTGTTGGAACTCCTGGACAAGCTGGATATGTACCTGCTTCTGCAGATTACTCCCAAGGTCTTCTTGGTAAAGCTCAGGACATTTATTCACAAAACTATGCAACTCAAATTGGAAATCAATTAAATGCTTCTGGTTTAGCGGGTGCTGGTCGTGTAGCTGGTCTTTCTGGGTTAGAGCAACAAGTTGGTCAGCAAGTTGGTGCAATGCAAACTCCAGGACAGTTTGGTACTGGGACAAATTTAGCTACTCAAGCTGGTCAAGGACAGTTAGGAACTGTCAATCAAGCGGCTGGTTATGGCAATATGGGCGCTAATATGGGCGGTCAAGCGGCGGGACTTGCTCAAGGTTCTTTAGGCTACGGAAATATGGGCGCACAAGCTGGCGCATCCTATGGTCAAAATGCTACCAATGCTCAAGCAGTTGGCGCTTATATGAATCCGTATCTGCAGAATTCTTTGAATCCTCAGTTGCAGATGATGAACCGTGCAATGGCTCAACAACAAGGAACTAATAATGCACAAGCCGTTGGTCAAGGTGCATTTGGCGGTAATCGTGCAGCAGTCCTTCAGGGTCAAAATCAATTTAATAATCAGTTAGCACAACAAAATTTAGTTGGTAACGCTTATAACACTGCTTACAATACCGCTCAAACCAATATGCAACAAGCCGCTAACCTTGGAATGCAAGGCGCACAAGTTGGTATTGCTGGTCAGAATGCTGCTAATGCTAATTATTTAGCTGGTATTCAAGGCGCAAATACTGGTCTACAAGGTGTTGCTGCACAACAGGCTGGATACACTGGTGCAAATCAAGCAGCTAATACATTAGGTCAGTTGGGTACACAGCAACAAGCCGCAGATATGGCTCGCTTACAAGCTATGAGCGCACAAGGTGCAACAGAGCGTGGCATTACTCAACAAGGTCTAGATACTCGTTATTCAGACCTCATGACACAGGCACAATATCCACAGACTCAATTGGCTGGTATGCAAGGTATCCTTACTGGCGTACAAACTCCAAGCAACGTTTCTACACAAGCTACTACAACCCCGCCTCCAAGTTTTGCTAGTCAATTGGCTGGTACTGGATTGTCTGGTTTAGCCCTTTATAACATGTTTAAATAAGATTAACTATGAGCATACTTAGCGCACTCCATCAGCAAAATAGTTCCCTTGACGAACTAGCTAAACTTCCACAAACTGCCATTATGCAGATGGCTCAGCGTGGAGAAATCAGCCAAGATATGGTAGCTCCAATTCTTGGCAAGAAAGCTGAGATGGCTGATGCTATTGCTCGTAATAATGCGCTTCAACAGGGTGGTGGTCAGCAACCTAGCGTGATGGATCAAATCATGCAAAAGAATGCTCAAGCAGCACATCCAATGATGCAGCCAACTCCACAGATGGCAGATGCTGGCGTAGCACAGATCCCAACTAAAGAGCCACAATATGCTGGCGGCGGTATCGTATCGTTTGCCGATGGTGGCGATGTAGAAGATGATGACTATGAAGCCTACAACCAAGCAGTAGATGATGAAGAGCATAAAGGTATGCTTGATAAACTGTATGGTATGTTAGGAAAAATGCCTAAGTCATATACTGCAGCTAAAGCAGATGCAGATATGAAAACTGCAGGATTAGGAAGCATTGGCGCATCAGGAAAATCTGGTCATCCATATGAATCAGATGCTATTAAAGCGGCAAAAGAAGTTGGTTTAGATCCTAATATTATGCTTCATGCTCTTTACAAAGAAACTGGTGGAATAAAAGATCCAGCTACAGCTAAATCTAAAGCTGGTGCTTATGGCCCAATGCAGCTTATGGAAGCTACTGCTAAAGATTTAGGCGTTAATCGCAAAGACCCATATGAAAATATTCTTGGCGGCGCAAAATATTTAAAGCAGCAAGTAGATACATTTAAAGATCCACAGTTAGCTTTAGCTGCTTACAATGCTGGCCCAAGCGCTGTTAGAAAAGCCTTGTCTCATAAAAATGGCATTGCTTCATTGTCAAACGAAACTCAAGGCTACATGAAGTATTCCGCTGGTGGTGATGTTAAAGGTTATAGCGGTATTGATGGTCAAAGTTTAGTTGATAATTATGATGACTCTAGCAATGCAGATGATGCTTCATATGCACAACCATCAGCTTTATATCCTAAAGCTAAAAAACTGCTTACTCCAGAAGACCAAGATTACTATAGATCATTTATGCAACGCTTAGATCAATCTCATGCAAATCTTAAAAAGGGTGCTGAAGAAGATAAAAATCTTGCATTGCTTCAAGCTGGACTAGGCATTATGGGGGGTACATCTCCATATGCTATGGCGAATATTGGTCAAGGTGCTATGGCTGGTGCAAATGCTTACGGTGCTGCAAAACGCGCTCGTGCTACAGAACAAATGGGACTTGATAAATTAGGCATTGCAGCTTATGGTGCTAAGACTAAACAGGAAAGTTTAGATGAATATCGTAAAGCTCGTGAAACACAAGCTGCTTCTGAACTTGATTTAAAGAAAGAAGCACAAGCTAATAAACCTTCTGCAGCAGAAATTGCTAAAGGAAAAGTACTTTCAGCTATTAACCAAGACGACACTATTGCAGCATTGCTTAAACAACAGGCAGCTTCTAACTATCAGCCAGGAACTCCAGAGTATCAATACTATGAAGATAAGATTGCTGATGTTAAGAACAAATATTGGCAGGATGCTGGAATGAAACCTCCTACAGCTGGTATGCCAGCGCGCAACTTCCCTATTCAAAAAATAGAAGCAGGAGCGTATAATACAGCAATGCCAACATGGTTAGGCGGAATGTCAAAAGAGGATCTGCAAGCAGCAGAATGGGCTAACGCAAATCCAACAGATCCAAGAGCAATGGCAATTAAACAACGACTAGGAAAATAACATGGCTTTTGATCCGGATGCTTACTTAGAAAAGACAGCGCCCAAAGAGACAAAAGCCTTTGATCCAGATGCGTATTTAAGTCAAGCACCTGCACCAGCGGAAGAGCCTAAGTCTCGGCAATATGGGTTTGCAGATAAAGCTGCAGACATTGGTAAAGTATTTACTTCTGGTGCTACAACAGGATTTGCTGGCGCTCCAGAAGCCGTTGAGTCAGCTGCCGCTGGAGCCACTAGAGAAAACTTGTTTGCTCCTACCGAAGCGTTAAACCTACTGGCAAACCCCAAGGCATTGGCTAACAAATTTACAGGAGCACTTGGCGCTCCTGCAGTATTTCCTGAAGCCGAAAAAGAAAATTTAATTCCAAAGAAAGTAATTGAAAAGCAACGCACCGCTGTTGATGAAGCTTTAAGCAAAGGAAAGATTCAGTCCCTTAGAAGTCTTACAGAAATCGGCAATAAGTACTCCAAGCAGATTGAAGATTCTATTAGTCCAGAAATGAAGCAAGCTATGGCTGAATCTCAGCCTACTGGAAACATAGTAGAAGCTTTCGATACTGGTGACTTTAGCAAAATTAGTATGGGTTCCAACCCTAATAAGTTAGGGTTAGCAGGACAATTCTCTAAAGTATTTGGATCTACAGCTCCAGTAATTGCTACATCTTTACTTACTAAACGGGCTGGCCCTGCTGCTGCTGTTGGTTTTGGTCAGGCTTCTTCTGAAGGCGTAGGAGATGCTAGGGAACACGTTAGCAAAATGTCTGATGAGGAGTTAGCTAAAAATAGTGAATACTTCCGGAACTTAATGGTTCTAGGATATAACGCTAAAGATGCTAGAAAGATGACAGAAGATAAAGCTGCGGATACTGCGGCTTTATATCAAGGTACAGTGGGTGCATTAGGTGGTGCTTTTACTGGCAATTTAGTAACAGGTAAGTTAGACCAAGTATTGCTATCTAGCGCACGTAATCGCGCTATGAGCATTGTTCGTGGTACTGCGGTAGGGATGGCTGAGGAAGGTCTTCAAGAGATGTCTGAAGGTCTTGCTACAGACCTTGGAATTGACAAGACTGTTGCTCGTAAGATGGGTGCTGATTCATTTGCTAATTTAATACTTGGTGCTTTAGGTGGTGGCGGCCCTGGTGGTGTACGTGGTGCAGTTTCTCCATTGGCAACTCCAGAAGCTCCAATAACACCAGAAGCCGCTGCTCCAGAAACTGCGGTTCCACAAGCCCCAATAGCAACTACATTACCCACTACTCCAGAATCTGGATCTCAGGATCGCGCTGCTATGCTTGCAGAAGCGATGGGTACACCTATGCAACCACATGCCGCACCCTTACCCCCTGCCGAAGCTCCAAGTGCCGCTATGCCACCTCAAAAAGAGGCTTCAATGGCTGAGCTAGAGGGCAGACCTATTCCTCCAGAGCGTCCTGAAGTACCCCCCGTAGTTGCACCTGCAGCGGCAGCACCAATACCAAAGGAACAAACAATTGGTGAGCAGACTAAATCTCAGCTAAAAGATTTATACAAACAACAAGGATCATTGTTAAAACAAAAAGATGATCTAAATGTTTTCTTGAGAAAAAATGGAATAAATACTCAAGATAGATCTGACATGGGAATTCAACCTAGCGAATCAAGAAACTATGCTGGTGTATTTAGAAACAAGGCTCAACGCTTAGACGTATTGATGCACTCTGCTATGGAAAAAGGAATCATTAGCGAAGCAGATTTAGCAAGATTTCCTGATGCTGTAGAAGGATTTCGTCAAATGGCTAAAGATGCTATTGATGGAAACGTGGCCCAAACTCCACAAAATATGGCTAATATGGCTCAAATGAAATCTTTGCAAGATCAGATTGATAGTTTGGAAAGCATTCCTAAAGAACAGTATGGATTAAAGGCTGAGACTGCAGAAGAGACTCAATCAAGAATTAAGCAAGAAGCAGCGGCTCGTAAAGCGCAGGAAGATGCTGCTATTCAAGCCGACATGGATGCACAGGCAGAACGTGATCGCGCTGAGATTGCTCGTCGTAGCGCAGAACAATCTCAAAACTTTGGATTAGGACAGACTCCAGAAGAGTCTTTAACTGGTCAACGCCGTATTGATGATTTAGATGCCGATATTCCATTTGAAAAACCTCTTGCAGAACCCACCACTAAGCTTTTAGATGAATATGAAGTAATTGCCAAAAATCTTAGATCATCAATGGATGAAATGGGTTTAAGCCATGTTGGACTAAAAATCGCTGATTCCTTAGTGCAAAAAGCTAATGGCGTAGAAAATAAAGTTAATGGTGCATATTTTGATAATATGATTCATGTTGCTATGACTAGTGATAATAAATATCGCACATTAAATCATGAGGCGCTGCACTCAATGAGAGATCATGGATTCTTTACGGATAAAGATTGGTCAATCCTGTCTAGCAAAGCAGCTAAAGAATGGATGAAAAAATATGATATTGCCAACCCTAAGAAGTATGGTGATAGACTACAAGAAATTCAAATAGAAGAAGCTATTGCACATGCATTTGCTGACTACAGGACTCAAACTCCTGAAATTAAATCTATTATGACAAGGGCTATAGAGACATTAAAGCGTATTGGTAATGTATTTCGTGGTCGCGGATTCAAAACTGCTAATGATATTTTCAAGTCTGCTGGAAAAGGAAAGTTATCAGCAACGCAAGCATCATCAATTAATGAACCAAAATTTGAAAAAGTAAAGCCTACTAAGCACAAAAACTATCTTGGAGAGCCAGCCCCATTGTCACAGTGGGATATGCCTACTGACAGCAAGACTGAACGATTCATTTATCGTATCCAAGATAAATACATTGACACTAAGCGCGCTATCCAGGCTATCAAATCACAGGTCGGCGAGATTGCCGATAAGTGGGATGCTTACCTTAAGGAAGAGTTATACCACGGACGTACTGCTAAAAAGACTCAAGACTTTTTGAATGATGAGCTATTGCCTATCGTTAAAGAGATGCAAAAGAGCAACATTAATCTTCCAGAGTTTGATGAATATTTGCATAACCGTCATGCTGAAGAGCGTAATATACAAATTGCTAAGATCAATCCAGCAATGCCTGACTCTGGCTCTGGAATTGCTACACAAGACTCAAAAGATTACTTAGCTAAGTTAGATCCTGCTAAGGCAAAGTCATTGGAAAATATGGCTAAGCAGATAGACAAGATTATTCAGAAAACTCAAAAGATTTTGGTTAATGCTGGATTAGAGTCTCAGGATACTATTGATATATGGAATAAGACTTACAAGAAGTATGTTCCATTAATGCGAGAAGACTTAGACTTCTCTCAAAAGTTTGGTGGTACTGGTGCTGGCTTCTCCACTAAAGGTGGGTCAAGCAAGCGCGCTGTAGGATCGCTTAAAGAAGTAGCAGACATTTTTGCTAATGTTGCCTCTCAGCGTGAACGTGCTATCGTCCGTGCAGAGAAAGCCCGTGTTGGCACAGCCCTGTATGGATTAGCAATTCAAAATCCTAACCCAGAATTCTGGTTAGCTGTTAATCCAGATGCTATTAAGAATGAAGCTGCATTGATTAAAGAGCTTCAAGCTATGGGATTAGATGCTCAGGATGCTAAGAGTATTATTCAGGAGCCTAAGACTCCATACATTGACGAAAAAACTGGTTTAGTAGCATATAGGGTAAACCCTTTGTTGCGTAATAGCGACAATGTATTCCCAGTTCGTATTGACGGAAAAGACCGTTTCATCTTCTTTAATCCTAATGATGAGCGCGCCATGCGTATGGTAAGCGCCATTAAGAACTTGGATGCTGAAGGATTAGGGTTAATACTAGGTAACGCCGCTAAAGTAACCCGTTGGATTGCTTCTGTTAATACTCAATACAATCCAGTATTCGGTGCATACAACTTTATCCGTGACGTAGGTGGCGCTCAATTTAACTTAACAACCACTCCTATTGCTGGAAAGCAAAAAGAAGTCACTAAGCATGTTTTCCCTGCGCTAAAAGGTATCTATAAAGATTTACGTTCTGAGCGCGCTGGAGAAGGGGCTGCTCCTGGTGAATGGTCTCAGTTATGGGAAGAGTTCCAGCGTGAAGGTGGATCTACTGGATACCGAGATCAGTTCTCTATGGGTAAAGATGAACTCAATATTATTGAGCGACAGATAGAAGGGCTTAACCACGGGAAAATCCGTCAGGGAGCTAAAGCGGTATTCGATTGGTTATCAGACTACAACGATGCACTAGAGAATGCTGTTCGTTTATCTGCTTACAAAGTGGCACTAGACCAAGGGATATCTAAAGAACGTGCTGCTAGCATTGCTAAAAACCTTACAGTGAACTTTAATCGTAAAGGTGCTTGGGGTCAGCAAGCTGGTGCTTTATACGCATTCTTTAATGCTTCTGTTCAAGGCTCAACTCGCTTATATGAAACCCTTACAGGCCCACAAGGTAAAAAGATTATTGCTGGTGGATTGTTATTAGGTTCCGTGCAAGCTATTGCTTTGGCTATGGCGGGTTTTGACGACAATGATCCTCCAGAGTTTGTTAAAGAACGTAACATCGTTATTCCTTTACCAAACGGAAAATATATTGCTATTCCAATGCCTTTGGGTCTTCACATCATTCCTAATATTGGACGTTTGACAACTGAAATGGTAATGAATGGCGGTAAAGGATCTGCCAAGAAGATAGGTAATTTGCTTGGCGTAATGATGGATTCATTTAACCCTATAGGAAATTCTGGTTTGTCTATGCAAACTCTTGCTCCTACATTATTAGATCCAGCAGCAGCGATTATGGAAAACAAAGATGCATTTGGTCGTCCTATTGCTAAAGAAGATCGCGCTACCAATCCTACTCCTGGATATACCCGCTCTCGCGATACTGCTAGTTTTATTAGTAAAGAGTTATCTAAGTTTTTAAACTATGCTTCCGGTGGAACCAAGTATCAAAAAGGCTTAGTAAGCCCAACTGCAGATCAATTAGATTATTTAATTGGTCAAGCAACTGGTGGTGTAGGGCGCGAAGTTCTGAAGGCAGAGCAAGCTGTTACCAGCCTTGCAACTGGAGAAGAGTTACCATCTTATAAAGTTCCATTGGTTGGTAAGTTCTATGGTGATGTAGGATCTCAGGCTTCTCAAGCCAATAAGTTTTATGACAACATTACCAATATGGCTAACCATGAGAATGAGGTTAAAGGTAGGATTAAGAATCGTGAGGATGTAAATTCATACTATCGCGATCATCCAGAAGCTCGTTTATATACTCAAGCCAATACCGCTGAAAATGAGATTACTAAAATCAATAAAGAGAAAAGGGATGCTATTGAGCGCAATTCTCCTCCAGCAGTAATTAAGCGCATTGAGGATCGTAAAACAGCAATTATGAAAAGATTTAATGATCGAGTATCTAAAGCAGAAAGATGATTAAAATAGGGACTTTCCCTAATTACATACTATTTCCTTACAAATCAATGTAATATGCGAATAGCTTTATAAAACATATAAGGAAATCACATGCAAGGTTATTATTTAACTGACGATCAGTTTGTTGAAGAGTGGCGCAAGATTGGAAGTCCACAAAAGTTTGCTGAAAAGCATAAGATGTCTGTTAGAGCTATTTATAACAGGCGAAGAAGCATTGAATGTAGATTGAAAATCAGTCTTCCTAGCGTTAATGATGCTAGATTTGATCCTTTAAAGAAGCTTCAACAGACTCCAGGTCATGCCCGCCGTGGTATTGAAATGGAAAAGGGTCGTGTAGTAGTCTTTTCAGATGCTCACTTCTGGCCTGGGGATTACACCACAGCATTCAAAGCATTGCTGATGATTATTAAAGAATTCAAACCCAAAGTAGTCGTAGCTAACGGAGATGTATTTGATGGCTCTCAAGCCAGTCGTCATGCTCGTATTGGCTGGGAGAAAAGCCCTACTGTCAAAGAGGAATTAGAAGCTTGTAAAGAGTTCATGGAAGAGATTGAAAAAGTCTCTAAAGGTGCTGAACTCATCTGGACAATGGGAAACCACGATGCTAGATTTGAGACCTTCTTATCAGCACAAACGGGAATGTATGAGGGAGTATCAGGGTTTACCCTTAAAGATCACTTTCCTTTATGGAAACCATGCTGGTCTTACTGGGTAAATGAAGATACTTGTATTAAACACCGCTGGAAAGGTGGATTTGGTGGTGGTCGGGCAAATGCCTTAAATTCGGGCGTAAACATGGTTACAGGCCACACACACAATTTGGCAGTACAACCCCTTACCGATTACAACGGAACGCGCTACGGGGTTCAAACGGGCTGTCTAGCGGATCCTCATGGAAATCAGTTCATGGGATACACGGAAGATAACCCAAAAGACTGGCGTTCTGGGTTCGCATTACTGTCTTGGGAGCGTGGTAGACTGATGCTTCCAGAATTAATACAGGTATGCGGTGAGGATGAGTTTGAGTTCCGGGGCTGCATAAATAAGGTATGAAATTAACACCAGCAATTATTAGGAACTTATATACAGCAATTTACTGTATGCACCCATTTAGTCGCTGGCCTATGCCTTTGCCTGAGCAGATTAAGTTTATTATAGATTCTGACCCTGAAACAATGGGTACTTATTTATACGATGATGGTGAAGATTATGAACATATCATCACTATTTCGGATAAGAAATGCGGTCATTTATCAACCGTGATCCGAGTCCTAATTCATGAATGTGTCCATATGAGCCGCTGGAAGACTCCTAAGTGGAGTCATCACGATGCTGAGTTTAGGCGGCGTACCAAGGTAATATCAGATGATCTTGGATTTGATCCGCTCGAACTTTGATATCTTACCCTCGTGTTGTTTCGTTTCCCATTCTTTGATTGACCTCTTCCAATAGCCTCTCGTAGGTAACGCCCCATTTACGCTCAAAACCTTTTGCACCCAAACCGTGAACTCCGGTATTTCCACGATGGTGTTCTGGGCAAAGTGGTAGGACTGGGGATGTAGACCTTTTGCCACCAAACCGTCTGACGTGATGCAGTTCTGCTGGGCTACCTTCAACCCCAAGGACTGAGGAACACAAAATACATCCGAGTCTTGCAATCTTGTCAAATGCGATCTTTTCATCTTTGGTCATTCAATTCAATCATTTTGCGTATTTGAGTTTCCACAATATCTAGTGGAGTTTTTATCTTTTCTGGCGGTGCAACAATATACCCATCAGTTACTTGCCACCCACCTTTTTCGTCTTTAAAAACAGCACCCTCGTCTAATAGCATTCGTGCATAAACCCCAATAGAAGATCTACTGAGATTTACCTTGATATTAGCCGAGAGTACGCCCGGATTCTGGGAGATGTATAACAGGATTCTGTATTTTTTGTCCATTGGTGAAAAAGTGATAGCTTCCGTCAGGTAAAATTTCATACTCTGGACAATAGGCTCCAGCAACCTTAAGTGCTAGTATAACCTCTTCTATTTCATCGGATGTCATAAGAAAGTCCCTTTCTTTTTGGGTAAGTTAAATATATCTAATGGATAAGACCTAAGATCGCCATCTGACCAGCGAATAAACACCCTAGAATCATCTGAAGACCAGCATCCCAGCATTGAGCGTCCATTTTCCGTATAAGAATAAGCAATAAAAGTATTGGGAACAGTTGTGCATTTCATATCAGTAATGGCAATTGATCCTCCCCCTTCATTGTTTACTTCAGCTATTACTCCTCTTGCGTGTGCGTTTAGGGATAACAGTAGCAATGCCATTATCAGTATCTTTTTCATTTTCTAGTTCCTCTATTAGTTCATCGGCGATTGCTATAGCTTCTTTTGGAGTATTACCACCAACAATAGCAAAGCAAGCGGCTAAAAATCGCATATGTTTTTTTTCGTTCATTGAAGTTCAGATACTTTAATATCCCTATTGTTTTCTAACACGGTTTCTGCGTAATGGATAAATTCTTCTTTAGACATACCCATTTCCTGTGAAATTACTGAAGCTAAAGTTAAAAAAGCAAAAAATGAAACTCTGTATTCAGGGTTGTCAGACTGTAGTAGTCTGTAAATTTTTATTACAAAGTCTTCTGCTTCTTCTTGTTCCTTGGTAATCATCATCCCTCCAGGTCTCTAAGTTGTTTCATTAAAAACTTATCTAATGGCTCATCGTTTACAAGCATCATCTTTGCTTCGCGAGTAGCTTTAATAACTTCGCAAGAATCCCTTAATGCTTTGTTGTATCCACTTTGATAGTCATCAGTCTTATCAAATGCAGCAATCAGGGCATCCCTAACAAATGCAGAAGCTTTTCGGTCTTTTGCAAGATTACGCATCTTTTGAACATGCTCTGGGTACAAATACAAACTGTAAGGTACTAGTGTTTCCATTCTTTATACTCCGTATATATTGTTTTTAGCGCTTCTTGAGCAACTTTATTGATTTTAATATCTGCTCTTGAGTTAACGTTTAAAAAGCTAGTAAGCCAGTCAACGCAAGCCGCTTCATTTTTTTCAAACAAATCACCTTTATCGTGCAGAAACTCCCAAAATTCTTTTTCTCTACACAACATACCAGCTAACTTCACTAGTTGAGCGCCAGCAAACTCATCTCGGTTCATTGGCTCTTCGGAGTCCGCTAGCCTGACCATGACAACCATGTACCTAGACCCCACAAAATCCCTCAGAATCTCGTCAGGAGACTCATCAGGATGAATTGCTAGGGTAAGTACATGACCGTCTTTGGTCTGCTTGAGGGCTACCTTCTTAGCCTCAAATTGGCTAGTTTCCATTTATACGCTTCCAGTTGCCAAGCAAACTAAACGCTCCCAGAATGTACGTTTTCTGGAAAGTTCTTGTTCAAGGACATCGTTGTCTTTGATCTGAGAAGCAAGAGCAGCTTGTAATTGTTTAGCAAGCTTTTCCCAATCTACGGGAAATGGCGTATTGTTAAATGGAGTTGGTTTATTTTTAACTCCAGCTGGACGACCACGTTTCTTAGCAGTTTTAGCAACTACGTCTGATTTCTTATTCATCCCAAGGATCCTTTGCAGAAGATGGAGCTGAAGACATTTCAGGCTTCCAAGTATTTACTTTTGCTGAAAGAATGTGTTTTTCAGCGCCCTTAACATTTCTCTTGTCTTTCCATAGATCAAGCTTTAAATCTACTTTATTGTCAGTAGACTCGGAAAGCAATTGCTTTAGGTAGTCTTTGTCTAAAGAAATAGTTCCGTTAAAGTCAGGAGCTTTTGGGCTTTTCTTTTCAGAGTTATGCCACATAGTTCCTTGATTCAAATAATCGCTCATGTATTACTCCTTAATAAGTGCTTTTTTAGTTGTTGAAAAATTAGTCATTAGATCCGAATAAACCTGTGCATCTAATTCCTTTACTCTATCAAATAAAACGCGGTTAGTTTTAAAGATAGTTGCTACGTCATCCGGAGTCTGCGCTCCAGTTAATAATGTTTTAACTCCTATTTCTAAAGCCTCAAACCATCCTGGAGAACCTTCTTCTCCGCTCATAGTAATAGACCATGCACCCTTAGTTGTATTAGATACAACTGGTTTAGTAGCTACTGGCGCTGGCTTAGCTACTGGTTCAGGCTTTTTTGCTGGTTCTTCCTTGCCAGTTAATGGCTCTAATGCGTCATGCTCTACGATTTCAAAAGCATTAACCCATAAGTACCGACGTAAGTAAGTCTGTACCGCCCCTAAGTTCTGAACGTCATGACAGCCCTTTAAAGCCGCGCTAGACATTGGTGAGGTAAAGGTAACAAAATTATTTGATTCGGTGCTATCGGTATCATAAATCGTTAAATAAGCCATCTCTGGTGTGAACGATACTGTGCCACATAATCCCAGGCTATCGCAAATAGCTTGAATCTGAGGGAGAAAATCCCCTAATTCAAAGTACTGATATCCAGCAAACTTGTTATGACCGGATTTCTTAAGCGCAGTGTTCTGCAACGTCATCCGCGCTTTTTGTAACTTTTTATGTATATTCATTTGTCGTGATCTTCTCTCAGTTTTTTAATTTCTTCTACTTCAATTAACTTTTCTGCATAGTGGATAACTTTTCTAAGGTCGTCAATTCCGCCTTTACGTCTCCAGCGGGTGGTGTACTTGATAATATTACCCTCAAGGTATCCAAGCTGATTGGCAATAATGTAATCCCACGGTTGTATAGTATTTCTAGCATAATGATCTCCTCCTATTTGATGTTCGTTAGCTTTCATGTCAATTCCTTACATACATTAAAACAATTACCAACACTACAAACCCAGTCGCAAATTTAAGGGCAATATCTGTCCAATATTCCAACCTCAAACGATCTGGATCTCCAATAATCCATTTCTGTATCTCCAACATATCTACGTCTTGCTCTATATACTTAGGTTTCTGATAGTAAATACCCATCTTTACTTTTCCAGTATCAAAGGGAGTAATACCGCTAGGAATAAAATCAGACCTAATAACCTTTTTGCGTTTTGCTCTAGTTGCCATCATGTTCCTTTATTTTATTTGCAATACAGGTTTATTATACATATATTGCAAATATACTTTACTAGAATAAACCCTTAGAACAAACCTTCTGTTGAATAGGTTGGCTCTTTAGGCTGCATCAACCTTCCAATGGATTCGTTATGGCAAAAAGCATAAATTGCTCTTTCGGTTTTATATAACTTATCTCGCTTATCTGAGCTTCCATTGTTTGGATTACGCAAAAAAGACTCCCTTAAAAGGATGATAACTTTTTCATTTGAATTCTCGGGAACTCCGCTTAACAATACCTCTGCAAAATTGCGTAGCTTTTTTTCGCTTTCGCCGTGGTAATGGGCGATGCAAAGACCAGCATGGATAACAGAGTTTGTTAAATAACGTCGATTTGTTGGAAAAGATTTCACTGCAAATTTAGCGCTCTCGTCAAACATATTCAATAGTTCTACGATCTCATGGCTTCCCATACGCTTAGGCTCAACCATTAGCTTAATCATAGCAATATGCTTATGTTCAATCCAATCGGATGTCCCGCTAATCTTAATGCCGTCGATCATACTTCTTGGTCGGCTCATATCAATATTCATAGCGGTATGCTTAGGCAATCCATATGTAACGTACATAGTTACAGGAATGTTTGCGCGTGTAATTCCAACCAATCTGTGCTGACCATCTGCAAGCGTACCATCCTCATAAAATGCTATGCCTTGATGCGTTGTAGTCCAATTACCATTTTTCATATCTTGTGCATACTTTTGCACTAAACGGTCACTTAGGTTTCGATTTTTGTCGTTTGTTTGCAGGAAACGAGTCGCCATCTCTGGCGTAATTCTTAACATTTCTACTTTCATGATTTCTCCTTAAGATAAGTTTGATATTGCGTACAAAATTGTGCTACTGGACAGAAACTGGCACATCGGGTTCTATCACCTTCTCTAACCTCTAATGCGTACCCTTTTCCGGACTTCTCTAATGCTACTTCTGCTTCTGATAATGATGTGTGGACGGACTTAGCTCGCATTGCACCATCTTTTTTAATTGCGTAAGTCGTGGGTTTTTCCCAACAGTCTTCAGGCGAACAATCCGGTAACTCCTCCCCTGTCTCGCTAGCAAAGAGGGCTTCGCTATGTAAATGTATGCGGTCACGGATAAAGGATTCCCTTTGCTCGTAAGACCATATCTGAACCGGAATGGTCGCCACTTGCGCTTCCGGATATCCAGGGCGAGACTGCGCGTCCCTGCGATTCCAGTCGCGTATGATGGCAATGATTTTGAGTTCCGTAACTGGCATCTTTTTGACGGTTTCGACAAGCCAAGCGTAAACATTTAATTGTTGCTCCCATTCAATTTTCTCATTCATTACAGACCAAACGCCTACAGTCTTGTAGTCATTAATTTCTATACCATCTTCACGAGTAATCTGTAGGTCAATAGCACCTGATATATGCCACCCATCAAGCTCTGCATGAAGACGTTGCTCCACTACATGGTTCTCATCTTTTCCCTGTTCTAGGATGTTATGTACAGCAGTACCAAAAATAGACCAAATCATATCGCTTACATCGGTAACGATTTTGTCGTCATAGATCTCTTTTAGGCGAGCTAAACGTGGAGCAGTAAGCAGACCAGTTGCAGAGATATGAGCCTTGCCTTTAGTGTAGGTAGGTCTCTCGCAGATGTTTAAGAATGTCTGGGGAAGCGAAAATTTATTGGTTATTTGCATTTTTTGCCCTCCTAGTTTCCCATCCTTTTTTAGTTTTTTCTAATCTCATTTTTTTTGCTTCCTCTGTTTGTGATTATCATTTCGCAGCCAGTTTTTTAATAGAATAAGATCAATGATCATATCGTCTACTACGTTAATAGAGTCTATAACGTTTCTTTTTAACAACAATTCATGTACTTTTTTATGTTTTTTATCTACGCTCAATAATTTTTCTGAGTAGTCAATCATGCTATTTTCCATATGGGTTATATCCTTTTCTTGTTCCTTGATTGTCGTAGTAATTTATTACTCCGCTAGGACTCATTGTTTCATACCCAATACGATTTCCGATATTGTCGTAAACCCCATCTTTAGAATTATAGTTGTTGTAATTATTTTTCCAATTCTGGGGGCTATTTTCCCAGTTCTGAGAGTTGTTATTCCAGTTCTGCTCGCTGTTACGCCAGTTCTGTGGACTAACTTCCCAGCTTTGAACCTGAGAGCAAACTGGTTTTGCATAAGTACCAATGTATAGCCCTACTATACAAGCAATAATTCCGACCAATGATCCAGACCAATAACCCTGCCAATACCACTTTTGGTAGTCTTTCATTTTTTCTTAGCTTTCTTCTTTGGTGCTGGAGTTAAAGACGTAAGAGCATTGTGCCAGTCCTGGCGGTTTTTGCTCCAGTTAGCAATCATTTCTGCGCGCCTCTCTTTTACATCCTCTGGAGCATATTCATTAAGTTTAAATACTTTGCAATACTCGTCCGTTGCAGCATCTATATAAAGCTCTAAAGTTGTGTCAAGTGAAAGCAATTGATTGTGCATTTCATCCTCGGACATTGGCTCTGGACGATCTATGTACCTTTTAATTAAAAGCTGTATATTGTCTTGTATATTCCAAAAACGATTAATCGCATCTTCAATTTTGTAAAACTCTACTGGGCTTATATCAGCCATGTGACGACTCCTGTAATGTAAATAAGCACTGCTACTACCTCAACCAATACCAGCGGAGCATCCTGTTGCAGAAAACCCGCCAGCGCCCACAAAGCACTACCTATCAATCCAAAAAATAGATTGAGTGGATAGATATTAAAACTGGTTAACGCAATCCCTACGAGACACAGCGTTGTACCAAACCATTTAAGTAAAATCATTTCTTTGTTTTAATATGTAATGCATTGCGTAGTTCGTGGCTATGAAGTTTCTTCCCAGCAGACTTGGGAACCTCTCCAATAGCCTCTGCATCTTTGGCGGCCTCAGTTCGGCTAGCAAACTTTCCATTTGATAAGATAAATCCGTGCTGACCTTTGACTCCAATATCGTCATGGCTTTGTTTAATGCTCTTAGCCTTAACTACAGTGCCGTCTTTTTGTTTAATTGCTGGTAGTAATACTGCTAACTTTTTCATACATTTCTCCAATAGGTGTCATTAGGGTGTTTCAACATAGAACTCAATAGGTCGTCAACGCTTGGAAACCATTGGATACACTTGAGCCCGTCTGCTTGGTAGATGGTGAAGCTCATAGTTTGTACTCGTACTGTCTTGGTTTTGTTCTGACATGAATTAACAACGGCCCAAATCGATAGCACGAATACACGTCGCCGCCATTAAGTCGTTTGTTGTTCCACTGAAATGGTGTACCACCAAACCATTTTGTTTTATAAATGTTAATTTTCAAACTATCATCAATGATAATCATCCTATTCTCCTATTCCGTGGGCGCGTTCGATGGCACGGGCGAACTCCAATGCACCCATCACATCAGGCACAATGCCGCCGTTGTCAAACAATCTAATATACTGCTCTGCCAATTTATAAACATCTTCCGCAGTCAACGGGGTGCGTTGCGCGTCTTGCCGGTCTTGTGTGGTGAATGTCGTCAATGTCAATTCTCCTTATCCGTTATTTGCAAATTCGCCATGATACTTATGACGCATTGTGTCTGCCACAAACTTAGCTACATTGATGTCATAGTATGAACCAAATGATTTTTGTTTACCACTAACGCTCATTCTTACACGCCATTTATTATCACGGCTACTCCATAATACATTTTTAACACCAGAAGTATTGTGTTTACCTCGCCTAACATTCATATTGTTTGTGTAGCGATTTGCTTCACGCAAATTTTCAATACGGTTGTTTAGCTGATTGTTATCAATATGGTCGATTTCAGTTGGCAAATACCCGTGGTGCATTAAGAAAATGATACGGTGCGCAAGATACAATTTGCCTCCGATACTAATCTGTTTTTTACCGCGGGCTGTTACAGTACCGGCTTGTTTGCCATTTTTTTTCCAATAAAGTTCGCCATCTTTATATTCAAACAAATCTTTCATTTTTCAGAAGCCCTTTTTAGTATTGCTCTAGCAAATTGAAGCAAAAAATCCTCAAAACAGTCTGAGTATTTCCAAGTCCATTCTTTCAATATTTCCTCATCTGTTAGGTCTGCTGGATGGGTATAGAGTGGTTGCCAACCGACACCATGATTTTTAAACGACAAACTGCTATCGTCTTTATTCATCCACGCTATTGGTTCATTGTTCATTTGCTTTTGCCTTTTCTAGTTGATGCACTCGGCTCATTGCCTGTGTTGCCAAGTTGTGCATATCTTTGTACTTGCGTTTCCATTCTTCTATTTCAGCTTGTTGCTGGCGTAGCATGGTGGCTGTATGGTTTCGTTCCCACATAGTTAATTCTTCAGTTTTAAATGCTTGTATTTCAGCTAATTCTAGTGCGTTCATTTCTCACTAGCCTTTCTTAGTATTAGATAAGCAAAATAATGTTGTTGTGTAGTAAAACCTTGTTGCATAGCAATACCATCTTCCTGTGATTCTGCCCACAATTCGTTTAC